TTCTTTTTCTTATCTACAAAGAAGTTGTTTGGTAGTTCTTTAAATTTTCTAAACTCTTCTCTATTAGGTAGTCTAAGTATTTCTAGTATTTTATCTAATTTATTAGAAACATAACAAGTTGTTTCATAATTTCTATCTTTGATTTTTCTATAACTTTTAGATATTAATCTAAACTGCTGTATTCCTTTTTTTCTCTTAGTCATAGCATCATCATCTTTATAATGATTTATTAAATAACCATAACAAAGAACATAGTAACCATCATATTTTTTATTATAAAAACAATCTTCATTTATTTGAGATACTTTTCTAAAAACTCTTTCTCTAACTATAAATAATTGAGTATCATCTAAAGGTTTAGTATAGTCATAATTAGGAATTAATTTATTTGTTCTTATTATTTCTAATGGAATTGTAGCTTTAATTATAGGAAGTTTAGATGCTTCTAATGGTCCTAAATAAACAGTATATTCATTTGTCTTTTTAATATACTTTCCAATGTACAATATCTTAAATAAATAAGGTTTATTAGCAAATTTCATATCATCATACTGTTGTACTATATCATCCATAGGAATTTCTAGAGTACTCTCATTTATTTTATATTGTGTATAGTTTAAGTTATTTAGATTTTCCATAAAAATACCTCCATGTATTATTTTATGAAAATAAAAAGAGAGCTTGGTGACTTAATAGCTCTCTATAATGGAGTGAACTGAACCTTCACATTAATCTTCTACAGTTTCGGTAGGAGTAGAAGGCTCAGTCTCTTTTTTACTAACTAGTTCAATAGACATACCACTAATATCTCCATTAATATCTAGCAGCTTTGTAAATACGATACTAAATTTCTCACTATCGCATTTTTTAATAAATTCTTCAAGAATTAGTTGCTCATTGCTATCAGCTGAGTTTAAAACTAATTTTTTCTTTTCCTTGAAAATTGCTTTCATAATGATTAAATTCCTCCTCTAATATATTTATATTATTTTTACTAAAACGAAGTCCAGAGGTACTCCAAAATAACTCTGGACATCTGTTTTAGTTAGTTTCTCAACTACATTTTCTTTAAAGAACTTTCTTGATAAAAACCTGTAGTTCCTGAGTCATTTCCAACTTGATATGGGTATTTACGACCACTATAAACTTTTAGTATTTTACGAGTCCATCCAATACCTCCGGCTTTATTTCCAGTACCATTAGAATTTGAGTTACCATAACCAGTTATTTGTACAGTATCTCCTGCTTTTAATGAAGTGCTTGAGCTAGAAGAGTTTGAAGATGAACTTCCAGTATATTCAGGTATAGTTAATTTTTGACCTGCACTAATTTTATTAGCATCAGCTATTCCATTAGCACTTGCTATAAAATTATAATGAGCTTTATCTCCATTGCCATAAAAACTTTCAGCAATTTTAGATAATGTATCTCCAGATTTAACTGTATATGATTTAGGCCAACTACTAGTATTACCACCAGAATTATCAGAGCTTGCAGTAATTGAACTTTCATCCATCCAACCTAAATCTCCAGTAGTATTATATGGATGTAGAGCTCCACCAACAACTCTAGTAATTTTAGTAGATTTATTACTTACACTACTAGATGATGTAGTTGCATTAGAACTTACATATAATGGTCCATTAATTACTACACTATCTCCAACACTAAATTTACCACTTGGACTTGGTGTAGGAGTTGGAGTGCTATCAATTTTAGATTGTACATCACTTGGTAAATAGATAAAACCTCTAAATGTATAACCTGAAGCTATACCCCATCTTCCATTAGTATTATATCTATGTGCATTCCAGAAATAACTAGAATTATAACCACTTTCAGATGTATACACATGGTTATTATCATATACTTGTTCTACAATACATACATGTCCAGCACCATCTGAACTAGATAGAGTTGCACCTTTTTGCCAACACATAATAGCTCCAACTTTAGGAGTAGAACCTACACTTAAACCAGCATTTTTAGCTCTTTCTATAAAGTTTTCTGCATTACAATTTAATGTTTTATAAGTACAAATAGATGTACCTCTAGCTTCATTAATAATTTCATTAAAACGTCCGCTCGAATAACCTACGCAATTTGCCAGAGCGTTAGCACCAGATTTTGTTGGATTTCCTACAATACAAGTATTCCAACCTCCTGCAGACGTAGTTATATAGTTTTTATTATTACTAGGACAACTAGTTCTCATTGTGAACGACATTTTCAATCACTCCTTCTTCTAAAAGGCTTTCTAAACCATCTTCATTAAAAGTAGTTTGAATTTCTTCATTTTCAGTAGCTGTTTCAGTTTCTGTTGATGTTTCTTCTAATACTAATTCATGTCCTTCTTGTAAAGGTATAGTAGTTACTTCTCCAATACCACTATTTCCTCTTAAGACATCTTTTATTTTATTTAATAATCCCATAAACGTTTCCTCCTATTCTTCAGTATTTTTATTACTAATTAAATTTTTTACTGTTTCATAACCTCCAGTAGATGCCCATCCTAAAGCTAAACCACAAATTGCAGATGTTAGAATGTCTTTTCCTGGAAAGATGTCAGGTATAAAAATACCTAGTAAAATACCAATAACTCCACCAATTAATGGAATAATGTCATTAGGTACTTTCTTAATAGATTGTTTAATAATCATACCTATAACAAATGTAGCAACAGCTATAATTAAACCATTGCCTACAAATAGGTCGACTATATATTGATAAACATTGTCCATCTTTCATTTACTCCTTTCATAATAAATATATAAAAAAAGAACTATATTAAGTTCTTTATTCTTCATTAGTATCATTTATAAAATCTAGATATAGTTTGTAAATACTTTCATAAGACCAATCTGTATTATTTAAGTCTTCATAAGTTGCTATAAATGGTTGTACTGTGTCTCCTATTTTTTCACTATAACAACTCCAATTCCAGTCAAAATAACTTATAGTTGAGTTAATATAGTATAGGTCTTGTATATTAAATCTTTCTGAAGCTGTGTTTATATAAACTGTAGCAAATCCTTTAGGAACTTCATACTCTTCAGTATCTTCATCAAGTATAAATCGTCCTGAGTTTATAGTTATTCCTAATTTTTCTGAATAACTCATTTTTACTTCTTTTGATATACCTTCATAACCAATCTTCTTTCCATCTAATAAGTAATCTCTAGTATCACAATTATCTAATGAGTCTGCTAATATTATTGTACTCTTAGAATATTTTTCAATATATTGTGTGAAGTACTCTTCAGTAGTAAAATAGCGAGTATAAGAACTTTCAATATTAGGAACTAAGTCATAGGCTAGTCCATAGCTTTCAGTATCTCCAGTTTCTTCTATTTCTTTAATAATAACTCCAGGAATATTAGTATTTCCTAAATTTGTGAAGTTTTTACTGAGTTTATATTGATTACTATAAGAGTCTACTCCTTCATCCTTAATTACAAGTTTAAATACATAGTCATTACAGTATACTATCGTTTCATATATTATATTGTCATCGTTATCATTATCAGATTTTGTTTCTATCTTTAATACTTTATCAACTAAGCTATCAAGAGTTTCATCTAAAGTAGCTGATACTCCTTGAATTCTTAAGTTATCTACTAGAGTTTGTTTACTATTTTGTATACTTGTTATATAAGGAAGTATATCAATATAAGTAAGACTAGCTTTAGTAGCAATATCATTTAAGTCTCCTCCATTTATAATATATTCTAGAAGTCTGGCTGTATTTTTAATGTCACTATAGGTACTACTCAATGCTTTAGGAAAAGCAGCAAAAGGAGACTGCTCAGTAATGTAATCTCCTCCGCCAATATCTATAATAGATTGTCTTAATCTATTTTTAATAGAATTAATCTGAGTAAGTTTTTCTAAAAGTGTATTACTTTCTATATTAGCCATAAATTACACCTCCTATATAATTCTAGTATTCAGTATTAATTGCTTCTTGAATTGACTCTTGAGAAACGTATTTAGACTCTAAAGTTCCTTCTCCAAATAAATCTCCAATTTCGTCGTCTGTAACAAATTCTAATAATGCTTCAATATCTTCGTTAGTTACTTCTTCTAATGAAGCAATATGACCTTCAGCTGTAGCGGCTACTTTATAAAAACCTGTAGATTTAGCTTCAGTAATTTTATCAGCTTCTTTTGCATGTTCATAAGCAGTTTGACCATAATCTCCTCTAAATGCAGTAGAACTTGTATTACCTAAAGCAATACTTTCACTTATTTCTACATAAGTACTACCTGACCATCTATAAGTTTTATTATCATCAAGTGTTACATAAATCTTACCAGCTTCTCCTTCTTCAGGAAGTGAAGATTTAT